AAATCTGCATATTTATTAGCATAATAAGTGGGATTGAAAACTAAAGAATAGTCCAGACCATTGTAGACATATTTAGAAGAAGTCGTTGTTGATGTGGAAGGTTTTGTAGCAGGAGTAGTTGTTGTAGTACTAGAAGTAGTGTTAATGGTTGTTCCAAGAATTCCTTCAGCAATAGCTTTTGCTACTTTATCTACATTTGCCATATACACATTGTAATCATCACGATCATCTACGAAGCATACTTCAACTAATAGTGCAGGAGCAGCGGCTTTTCTTAAGAAATATAATCCAGTACTTGCTTTTACTCCACGATTAGCAAAACCGATAGATGCTAAATTATTCACAATTCGCTGTGCTGCCGGTTTAGCAGAAGACGTATTTTTATAAATCCATACCTCAGAACCGGTAGTTCTACCATTACCTCTTTGATCTTTAGCACCAGCATTGAAATGAATAGATACATCAAGATTTGCCTTATGTGCATTACATTTTGCAACAATTTTCCTTAGAACATCATTCTGACTTATTCCATTATCCACAGTACAATCATATACAGTATGTCCTTTAGATCTTAGTAAAGAAATTACCTTATCCTTAATAATTCTATCCTGTTCAGATTCGTTAAGTAAGCCTACGGCACCACATGCCACTTTCCCTTTTGGATTGTGACCTCCGTGTACGTTAATAACCATTTTATCACCTCCAAGTGATTCAATAATATTTGATTGTTTATCATATTTTGTGAGATTATATTTTTTGATAACGTTCATCACGTTACTGACATAATTCAGACTTGTACAATATCCATCAGATTTGATTGTCTTGAGATATTTCTTTGGATCCGTGATTCCTTTTAGATTTGAATAATTAGAAATGCTAATAAATTCAAAATAACCTTTCACACCAGATTCCATATTTTTGAACTTAAACCATGTCATAGTAGAAGAAGTATATTTACCATTCGCTGACTGCTCAGAACCAACTTTAATATACGTGCCAGATGCACTAGGACATCTGTTGGCTCTATATTTTAATCCAAAATAATTATGAGCATTTTTAGCCAATTCAGAAGTTCCACTAGCCGATTCCAAAATTGACTGAGCAATAATAGGAGAATATACCTTAATTCCGTATTGTGGAGCATACTTAATAACATAAGCTGCAATTTCATCTATAAATGCCATTAAACTCCTTTCTCTTGTTCAGATGCGGCACACCATTGTTTGTACAATTCTGTCATTTCCTTTGATTTCTTCCAAACAAAAACAACACGTTTGTTTTGTCCAGGTATTACATCTACAAGCTGCCCTTTTGAAAGAGGAGAGTTTAGATACATAAAGTTTTGTGCCATATTCGGAATAAACCGCACGTCATCTACTTCATACCCATTAACACTCCTGTCAAAAACTTCACTATATTCTTTAATAACTGATCATTCCTTTCATTCCCAAAATCGTAAAAAATAGGCTACACAAAAAAATACTGAATAGTAATTAATGTGTAGCCTACGATCTATCTACAAAAAATAACTTACTATTCAATATTTTCATCTTTAATGTTTCCACGCTTCTTAGAAGCATATTTCATTTTTACATTTTTTTGTTCAACCTGAATTTCTTCTGCTTTTTCAACAGCTTCCATTTTAGGCTCTACGGTAATTTCTTTTATTACATTTTTGATTCGATCTGGAAAACTCTCCAAATCAGATAAGTCGCAATGACTTAATTGTTCTTTCGCTTCTTCCTTATTTTTTGTTCTCGTATATTCAGAAAGAGCAATGAAAATTTTATAATGTTCAAGAGTGTCTGTTATAGTTCTCCAGGGTTTAAAAGTTTTAACGGTTTGGCATGTTTTACAAACAGAATATCTTTTGCCACAGATATCACAAACACCATTTAAAGGTTCACTCATTGTACTTTCCTTCCCATCAAAAATAAGAGGAGAGTAATATGCTCCCCTCTTACTATTTATTCAATTAGTCCTGAGTAACAATAATGTCAAACAGTTTTGCTTCAGTATCGCAATAAGGCTTCTGAAGAATATAAGAAGCTGCATGTTTGCCTTCGGCGGTCAGATTCAGTTCAACACTGGAAGGATCAATCTGTGCTCTAGGGCAAGAGATATATCCAGCATAAACAATGTTCTTATTACAAGGATTATGGAAGATTGCATGAATAAGCAGAGACTTAACAGCAGGAACACTATCAGTGGTCTTAGTAACCTTAACTGCATTTTCAGCTTCTCTTTCATAATTTACGAATACTCTACCAGTTACATCATCAGGAAGAGTGATCTTCTTTGTAGCTGCGTCAAGAGTAAACTTACCTTCGCCTGCAACAGCAGATACTTCATAAGTCTTACCGAAAGTATTATCATCATTGATAACCTTTACATACTTAACTTCTGCACCAGTAGTACCTACAGGAACATACTTCAGAACTACAGTATGATCAGCACCGATTGTCAGAGTCTCTGATACAGGCGCAACAATCTTATCTTCGCCAGATGCTACTTTCTTGGTTGTACCAAACTGAGAAGCAGCAAGATCGAGAGAGAAGATAGAGTTAGTGAAACCAAAAGTACCAGTCTGAGCATTATAGAATGTCATAATAGGAGTACCCATAGCATCAGTTACATCTGTACCCTCAGCACTTGTCTGAAGACTGGGATCCTCAACCTGAGTATATCTACCTGTCAGCTCTTTAGTTTCAGGATCATACTCTTCAACAGAACGAATTCTTTCCAGAACCAGCTCATTAGGATTAAAAACCATAATATTTTCTCCTTTCAAGTTTAGGCAATAAAAAAGAACTCATTAACTGAGTTCTCCTAGCCAATCTAATTGTTTTTTATCTATTTCTTTTAGGTTAATTCCAAAACCGGAATAACCAGACTGCAATAGCAGTTCCGCATTCTTAATCTTTGAAATTCTCTTTACGGAATCCATGAATGCATTTATTTTCATTTCCCATACTTGAGAATGATTATATTTAAAACCTTCACTGTTAACCAGTGCAGATATTAAATTAGTTAATAATGAATGATACTCTTTGTTTTCATTCGCTTTCAATTCATCCAGTGCATCTTCTATAAGTATCATCTTTGTAGCGTTGTTCGCAGGCATTCTTTCATCTTTTTCGATAAAATGAACTTTTCTGAGATAATCCATAATTAATGTGTATGTATATTCATCTATTATTACTTCTTCACCATTTATATATTGACTAAGATATATTGATTCGTCATCTAAATGTTTTAATAATTTAAACTTTTGGAAGTCTAAATCTCCAAATAGAATAGAAGTAAATTCTTTTGAATAAACACGATACAACATAATATAGAACAACATATACGGAGTGATTTCGGTATAATCAATCCCCATTTTCCACAACTGAGCTTTCATAGACTGTGGCGTTGCCGTGAGATTGTATACCATTTGATAATACTTTGATTCACCCATATCGCATATTTCATTTAAAGTAGGCTGATGTATGGTAATATATTTTGATATTACATAATCTTTTCCACGATATACCTGCAATTCGTCGTTCATATTATATTCCATATTTACCCCCAATAATCGTCATTCACGATACGAGAAGATTCATTATATGGAGTATTTGTAATACTGTTAATATCATAAATCTGAAATACAAGAGTCCTGACAAGATAGTTATTATCAGTTACCGACTCTTTGTTAGATATTAATTTAGCTTGCATACCAAAAATACTTGACCAATTAAATCGTTCACGGATAATGGATGCAATAAGATCATGCCGTGCAATACCACTACATTCCTCATCCCTATCATTACCATGGACAAAAATTGTGAATGTTATTTCTCCGTATTTTTGAATATTTGAGTATCTAGGCAATTCATCAAAACCAACCTGATAACAGATATAATGTTTTACATCTGTCTGGGTGTCAGGAATAAATAAATAAGGACGGATATTAGAGTTCCCACCAAAATATCTATCCCATTCACCTAAAGGTCTATATTTATTTGTCTCTTCATCAAACTCCCAATTAATATTGCCATCTTCATCAAATAATTCAGACTCCAAATCTTTTTCATGAAGAGCATATAAAAGAGCTGGATTTGATAGAAGAGCATCTTTGATTTTTTGCTTATATACAATATTATCGTCGTCAGGATTATCATTGACATCGCTGTATGCCCGAAGTTTATTTAATAAATCATCTTTTGTGACTAATTTTTCTTCCATACAGTAACACCTCCTAACTTGATATTTCTAATTGAAGTGGATCTGATTCAATCGGATCTCCTTCGTCTTTTGTAATCACACATTTCACAGACAAGATTTTACCTAGCTGTGTTTTGTCCAAAGGAAAGCTTAGTTTCGTTTGGTTAAACTTTGTGCCAGATCGCCATGTGACTATATCAGTCCAGTCTTCACCATCTATACTGCAAGTCCAAGTAAATAGACTGTTTTCATATTCAGATGTAATGTCTTCATTGGATTCATTAAATAGATTTGTCGTCAGAGTTCTGAAGCTTCCACCAACTTTTATTGATGATGTAGAAGCAGAGATTTTAGCTGTGATAGATGATGGAGTGGTAGATGGAGTATCAGGATCCGTAGGCTCAATAGATGAATCATAGTAATCTGCCCACATACCAACAATATTGCCATTCTTGTCTTTTTCGATGTAATCTCGATGAGAATCCCAATAATTCTGATAAAATGTTAATGTCTGAATTCCCAGTGGTGTACTATTTTCAATTTTAGTAAGCTTCCACACTATAGGGTGGCTCGTCTTTGCTGAGACAACCATTCTCATATTCTTATCATCTTCATTTGTATACCAAAGATTTTCGGTAATTGGATTTAACGGTAATAATGCTTTTTGCTGATTATCTGGTCGTGTAAATACACGGTCAGTGTAGACTCCAATAGTATACGACTTTTGGCTTCTACTAACTCCCCACATTTTTCTTTTGTATATTTTATTTCCGTCTTTTTCAATCCACATAAACTGATAGTCTATCGGAAGAATTAGATACTTAGGAAATTGATTGGCAAGTTCTCTTTCACAGATAAGCCATTTTCTATAAATACCTCTATCGTCAGGTAAATCGAGCATCATGCCTATCGGGAATTCTATTCCGTACTTTTGGCGATAATCTGTTTCAAAATAATATAAGTCATCATTCTCTTCAAATTCAATCTTCTGAGATGGTTTAAATTGACAATAGAACTCTGGTTGATCCTGATCTAACGATGAATACGTTTTTACTATTAGTTTCACATCAATAGGAGTTTTAATCGTATTTTCATAAGTCATATGATCTTTTATATCTGGATGATCATCATGCATGTAATCGTAAATGTATGCTTTCTTACTTTGGATATCCAATAAAATTACTTATTAAAATCGTTAGTTTTAATAAGTTGAATTATATAATTTATTAAATTCTATATATTTATTATTTTTTCTAGTTAAAAACATTTCTGCGTCTTTGTAAATCCAATCTAATATTTTTTGACAATTTATTCTGCCTGAAATACTTAAACATCTTATAGGAGACTCATATTTTTGATGGCAATACCCAATATAACAATGTACATTTAGCTTTTCTTCTATTATTTGTTTTACGCTTTGGCAAAAATCATTTGTTCCTATGAGTGTAAAAACAGTGTGATAACTATTTTTTCTATCTTTCCTTTTATAAAAGCCAAAACACCCATCTCCGTCAAAATAACCTCTAATAAAATGACTAATGAGATTTTGATTTAAAAAATCTGGAAATTTTATTAAGAATGTTTTCTGTGGAACAACACCAACATTAATTAATGATTGATGCATATGTTTATTATTAATTATCAAAGAATAAACATTTTTATGATTTTGTTTTCCTGTATTACACTTGTAGTAAAGAGGGATATCACTTTTTATTTCTTGTTTGATTTTTTCTAATATATGTTTATCGTCTTCTTGTAATGAAAGTTGAATGTTATATTTATTCTTTCCTACATTCCCATCAGCATATAAAAATCCTAATATATAAGCTTTATTTTGCGTATCAATATTATCAAAATAAGTTTCATCTAGACTATATTGTCTAAGTGATTCACTTAATGTTCTTAGTTTTATATTATTTTTATGTAGTGCTCGTTTAACAGACCTGACATCTACATTCAACCTTTCACTAATTTCTTTAATAGACATATTTTCATCAACATATAATTTACAAATTAAATTTTTTACTTCATTAGACAAGAAATGTTCTTTTTGTTTTATATTGTTTTTAACTAAATATTTTGTTACCGATTGCGTTGAGATTCCCAATTGTCTCGCTATATCAACTTTAGAAAAATTTTTTAAATACATTTCTATTAATTTATTGATTTGTTCATCGGTAATTTGAGTTACTTTTCCCATATCAAACTCCTCCTAAAAATTTGTATAATAAAAAGACCATAATCTTTGTATTAGGAGTACAAAGAAAAGGGAGCTACCCTCTGTCTGGTCTTAATATTTTCTACTCAATTTTATATAATTCAATTTCTTATGCTTTCACATAAGTTTAGACTATATCTTCACCCAATACAGGGTGTTTCCCACAGGACTCACTTGAGTCACTTAGTCGTTGAACCTTCCTCTATTCGAGGCTTGGCTGCTGATTTTCCATTATTAAAAGCACTTAGCACGTTATATAATCAACGCTTTTATTTCAGCATATGCCATCCAATTACTTTTTTCTGCTTTCGCAACATTCACGCTTAACTGTATTTCATGTTTACGTTGTAGTGTAATTGGCTTTAGGGTGAGTATATATACTCTTATTCCAGCAATTCAAGAAATACAATTTTATATTTTCATATAAAACGGGCAAAATTATTTACCATTCCAAGTAAGTTCCATAACCTTATCTGAATCACTTTTTAATTTTTCTCCCAAAGTAGGATAGTTCTTACCGGTAGAACAAGTATCAACTTGCATACGTCTTTTATAATTTTCGTATAGTGACATTACTTATCACCAACTTTCATTCGTTGAAGCAAAGCTCCTGCATCAAAAACAAGCTTTTTATACTTCTTAAAATCAAACTCATCTGACTCTAAAACAGTAAGAGCAGATTCCAAGCTATTAACAATTTCTACAAAGTCTTTGGGATATAATAAAAGTTGATTACAACTAGAAATTTCAGATAATAAGTTTTTATGATATTCAACAACATCTATATTTTGAAAATCATCTTTTGTATTCTGATCAGTGTATAACACCAACCAAAATATTTTCTTTCGTAATTTTTGCTTATAGTAATCTACCTGAGATTCTTTGAACTCACCATACTTATGAGTAATAAACTTATCCATTTGAATCACCATACTCACCAAAGTAATATGTATGTCGTGACAAATCACGTTCCCACTCACGTTGTAAAGTGGCAAGCCTTTCCATATTCTTAGAATAATTATCTATAAGCTTTTTCTCTTCCTTACCACCAATCATCGTTGCAAGATTCTTTGTGCTCTCTAATTTAGATGGGAAATAATTGATGATAATGCCTTTCGCCAAAATAGTTTTGACAAAATTTGTATCATATAAATCATCTACACTATTTGTAAGTGTGAAATTTAATTCCATGAGTTCATCATCTAAAACATAAGAGCTGAATTTCTTGCGAAGAAGTGGGAGAGAAGAAGTGGTGGTCAACCATTCGCAGAGAGTATCATAAAAATCCTCTTCTGTATAAGTTGCCAATTCAAGGTCGTTAACCATGGTTAAAGCCTTTTTATATATTGATTCGTATTTTAGAGAAGGCATAAGATACCTCCTTATAAGAAATCTTTAATACAAGTACCAAGTGTATCATCAATGATTCTGATCTTTTTTACATCTGGATAATTTTCTGCACGAATCATAGCCATTGCAGTTACCTTAATAATATCTGTAAGCCAATGAGGAGCATTTTTAATCAATTCTTCAAATTCATCATTAGATCTGTCAAAATATTCTTCTGGATATTCGATGCCATCAAAATACTTATATACGTCGCCCAATTCACGTCCCCACTGATTTCTTAAATCAGCATCCATAATTAGAATTTTTGGCTTAGTAATATATTCAGTTCTGCGAAGTGCCTGTAAATCACGATACTTTAAATACTCAATATCACCGAAATACTCCCAATGATATACGGTATTTTTATCAACACCAACTGCCGATAATTTCCAAGGCGTAACACTTTTACAAGGAATCTCATCATCAGGTTTGAATGTTTTCACTGGTGCTTTTACTTCTACAAAAGAAGTTTTACTACTTGTATTTTCATCTTTATCTTCATTTTTTTCTATTTCAGTTTTCTTATTAGTAATATCTGTCATATGTGCCTTGGCAAAATCGATCATATCATCAGTGGCATTTTGCATATGACTAGATACCTGATAATCATTATTTCTATAAAAAGCAATTAAGTCTTTTGGAGTTACATCCAATTCTTTTGCTAATTCAAAAATTTTCATCCTTTTTCTCCTTATAAAATAGGAGAGTGCATATGCACTCCCCTAAACAATATTTATGTATTAGCCCTGAATCTTGAGTTCTCCGAAGAGTTCATCAATAACAATACCAATACCTTCCTGGTATACAACTTCTGCGTCAACGGTCATATCCTTCTTAAGACCATCCATACCGGTCTCATAGTAAGCAACATCACCTTCATTTACACGCTTAATAGGCTTGAACTCAGGGTCGATAGGAATGATGAAGATCTTCTTCTGATCGTCTGCGGAGAATACGCTTTCTCTTGTACCAGCTTTATTTACACGAGCCAGAGCAAGGCACTCATATCCCTCCCAGTTACCAAGAATACCATTCTTGTTTCTCTCATCCTTCATTGCATCTGAGAACATGCTGTAATTAACAGTATTCTGAAGCTTCTGGATAGCAGATCTAGTACCTACAAGCATTACCTCCTTGCCAGTAACTGCCGCAACAGCCTCAATCTGATCAATCATTTCAGACTTAGTAGCCTCAGTAAATGGACATTCATGGATCATATCGGTAGGAAGAGATTCGTCCATAGACATAAATGCAGTATAAAGAGCAGCATATCTATTCTGCTCGATAGAGGTATACATCTTATCCACAAGAGCGGCAAAATCAATTCTACCAGTCTGGAACAGTACGAAGTCAGTATATACCTTTACACCATAGAAAGAAGTTTCAATGGAGAAAGACTTACCAGGCTTAACTGCCTGACGGATCAGGTTGTGATGATTACCTGCAAACTTAGATACAGTAAGCAGAGAGTTATCATTAACAAAGAACTCATTTGCATCACCTTCTGCGATATTTCTTTCGTCTACAAGCTCCATAAAACGAGCATTAGCAGCGTTCCAACCAGAATTCATCTTATCAACGATTACATCCTCAATAAGTGTTGCAATTTCCTTGGAATGATCACGCCATGCCTGTCTACGCTTCATGGAATTTGCTTCCTTGAAGTTAAGACCAAGAATCTTGTCAAACTGATTTCTAAGAATAGTCAGAGTCTGTTCTTTATTATATGTTGTATTAAAGACATTATGGCTTGCGTCCATCATCAGAGAATTGAACTCAAGCATATTGTCGTATTTATTATCAAACTGTGCTACAACGTTTGCACTAAAATATGTAATTTCTCTCATTTATTTATTCCTCCTTCCTCTATTAAGCGACATCCTTGTTCTGAAGAACCTGAATGCGAATCATGGTGTAATAAGTACCAGCAGAAACACTGTGAATTCTTCCAATGAAACCATTGGTAGAAGTAAGAGTAGAAACCTGAGTTCCATCAGCCTGTGCAACATACATACCCTTACCATCAGTAACAACAAGTCTTCCAACCTTAACATTTTCAGCGGACTCGTCGGTAAACTGATAACTTGCTACAGCAAAAATTTCTTCATATACAGCAGGATCATTTACCTGATATGCCTTTGCAGGTTTGCCAGCTGCGTTTACAAAGTGATAAGCCTGCCCCTGTTCATTGGTCATAGCGGTCTTTACTTCAGCAGGAGAACCAATTACAGCAATAGCATCAGTTGCCTTTGCAATAGTTGCGTATCTTTCCTGAAGTCCGTTACCGGTATAGTCACCAACCTTTACAGGTACACCATTATCAACTGCGATAGCTTTTTCGCTTTCATCACGTACAATTACATCAAAAATTCTTCCAATGTCGGTAGCAGACATTAAAGAAGACTCAAACATGCCATGCATGTCACTTTCCTTGGCCTTGAGATTTGTATAAACCATTAGAAAATTCCTCCTTATTAGTTATTTTTTGCATTAAAAAAGAACGTCTCTAAAACGTTCTAAAATGTTAAATAGTTATTTTGTTTCTTTGTTTTTATTATTAAGCAGACCATCTAAGAAAGAAGAATTCTGCTCGGTTCTTGCGAATGCTAAGAATGCAGGTCTCTTTTCGTCCTTTTTGGGCTCCTCAATATTCATAGTAAAAGTTTTAGTTGTTTTGACAACTTTGCCAAGAGCAGCATCGGCCTTTTCTGTTAATTCTTCCTTTGTAAATTTCTTTACATTTTCCACATCCATCAAAGACTTAAACTCATCTGTTTCCAGATAATTCTTATAAGCTTCGTCTTCAAATACGGTCATCTTATCAGCAATCTGTTCTGCTTCTTCATACTGTGCAAGCTTTTCAGAAATAGAAGAGTAGTTAGCCCTCATATTATCTAACGTAGCCTTTTCTTCTGCTGTAACGAATTCCGCAAAAGCATCCTGACGTTCACCTTCAAATCTAACTTCATCATTTTCTTTTACATATGCTTGTTTATAGAAGGTATTATTACAACCAGACTGATAGATGAAATAATCATCAGTAGTTTTTACAATCCAATAACATTCGTTTAAAGACTCTTCAATAGGAGCAAGTAAAGCATATAATGATGTTCTAATATCTTCGTGAGATAATTCAAATGTCTTAGAATATTTTTCTTCAGTAACAACAGTATCTGGCTCTGGATCATCTGCAATAGGTTCTTCTGTTGTGGTAACAGGTTCCTCTACGGATTCTGACTCATTATTTGATTCAGGTTCCACGGGTTCCTCGCCTTCTCCTTCTTCACCAAAAAGAGTAGTAAATAATTCTTCAAGTTCTGTATCAGACATTCCTTCATATTCAAAAGTAATATCATCTACAGTCTTGTTATATTTCTTAAGTAACTCTTCAAATTTTGTCATATTAACCTTTTCGTTTCCTCCTTTCTCAAATTTTTCAGTTGTGTTTAGAATTGTTTTGGAATTTATATTGATACTGGATAAAGTTTTATTAAGGTTATCCAGAGTTTCAATTAATTTAGAGTGTTCGTCTTCTGAAATAGAAGAGAATAAAGAATTGTTTTCTTCAGAAAAATCTTTTAGAGTCAGTTTGCTCCCAGCCATTCCAGGGAGTACACCTTTCCCCAACAAAGTACAGCCTTGTACATAAAAATCGTCGAGATGAAGTGTTTTATCTGTATTATCCCAATGCATTGTACGAATCACAAGTTCAATAGAACAATCAACAGTTTTCCGTCTTCTCAGAATATCACAAGTATCAGTATATTCCTCATATACAACGACATCAGAACATACAAAATTTCTATCAAATTCTTCGTCATATTCAAGATGAATGCTTTCAGGATGAACAAAGTGACCTACGGGAATTTCCTTATAAATCATCTTGTCCAAATTTTCGTCATAATACATCGTATGACCAGAAAAATCTTTAATGGGATTTCCATTTTCATCTTCTTCAGATGTTTCTATAATATCAGCCATGATAGGTCTATCTTTAATAGACATCATCTTTTCTTCGAGAACATCTGTTTCTATATGAGAATTATTTCTGTTGGACAAATCGTGGAAGGCTCTGATTTTTCCGTATAATAGCCCTTCGGTTAAATCATCCTCTAATTCAAATACAGCATGTGTTTGAACTGCGATATTATAACCGGATTTCTCCGCACTAAAGCTCATTGACTTTTTCTTCTGACTGTAGAATCCGTAAAGATCTTCTAAAGTTAAAAGCTTTTTATTCAATCGTATATTTCCTCCCTTCTTCAAAAATTCTCCCAAAGAGGGAGTAAATTAAAACAGCAACTTATTTGTAAATCCAATTTTATCAACTGGGATAGTATCATCGAATTTTAAAGTTGCGTTATTTATAAATATAAAAAAAGATCCGCCAGAAGGAATTTCTGTGAATCCTAATTTAACTAAATTATTTTTTACTACCTCATCCGAGGTGAATAGGAATTGTGTTGAGTTTTTCATATGATCACCTCTTATTTATGCGCTATTTGCTTGATTAATTATTTGCTGCTGTGCCAGCATTCTTTTCTCCATCTCTAGTTTGTATTGCACTATCAGATAAATCATCATCATTTTTGGTCTGTCCACCAGAATCTTTTTTGCCAGATTGTGTAAATGAACTCTGAAGAGGGATCATTAAATTTTTGATTCCTATTGCGTTCTCAAATGTTAATTTACAATAAGCTTCATAAGGGTTCCCCATTAGACTTGTGAGATAATCAAGTGCTGATCCACCTAGAGTAGCAGCATCTTTCATTGTAGATTGATATTCATCTTGGTTATACCATGTGATTTTATGAATCTTAAATGAATAACCGTCAGACATCACATTTTTAATATAATGATTATACCAAGACTCAATTTTATTAACTAAAATCCAACATGTGCTCATATCATTTTGAATAGCATGTTTAAGTCCAACTGAGTTCGTGCTTGAACCACCGCTAATAACAAGCTGAGATGCACCAGCATTAGCAAAAATATTCTGAACAGACTGTGCTAATTCATTATTCGCTTCCGTAGTATTTGATTTAGGAAATGTGATCATTTTTAAATCCATCGGACTATACGCAGTACCAACCAATTCTGGCACAACAGCATCTATTAAGGCTTGCATTTGTTGTACAAGCTCAAGACTTAATGAAAAGTCATCAACATTTTCTGAATTTGGAACAGTTGGGATTTTGCTTATAAGGAGAACATAATTTTCAAGAGCTGTTCGATTATTAATCAATTCTTGTAAATCAATATCATCAAGTATCAACTCAAAAAGTGGTAAGAAAAATGGAAGAGGGGCATAAAATTCATCATCTGGACATGATGTTAAGCAGAAGGTTGTGTTTGGATCTAATCTATACCACTCGTAATCTCTACCATTATTTTTATAGTCTTCATATCCTTTTATATGTTGTTCAGACCATGCTCCTATGCCATCATTATTTGCACCATAAATATAATTTTTGTTATCATTTTTATCAAAATATGCTGCATCATAATATACAATCCATTGATTATCTTGTGTTTTACCATATATACGACAATACTGCACGTCTAATGGCATCCACACTTTACCATCTTCACCTGAATCGTATAATTCCCAAACTGCAAAACCATCTCTTAATGACATATACATTTGAGAATATGAATCTTTCGTTAGTTCAAATTTGGAAAAATTTTTTAACAGATTTTGATAATTTTTAATAGATTTACTTGAGTTAATTTCTTTTGTGAAGTCATTTAATTGCGTAATATTGTAATAGAAAAGAGGCATTGATGGGTAATACATAAGAAGCTTTTTATAAAGCATTGAATATCTGCACAAAAAACGTGATATTTCTCTAATATTATCTTGGCTGTTATTAGGTGAACTAATATAATTTCGAAGCAATTCTTTTGTATATGTAGTAAAAGTTTTTGTAAAAGTTTTCCCTACATTTCTCTGCAATAGCTCTTGAAACTTTGCAAAACTAATTTTTTGCGCACGATCACGAGATACCGTATATCCTGACTCGTCAGTTTTTGTATAAATCTTTTGAACAATCTGTTCCTTTGTATTTTTTGAATTACTCAAATGTGTGTTATACCTCCTTTCTTTTAGAATCGAGTTACTTTTTTGGGTGCTCGTACTGAGAATAGTTTAGATATGTCGGTGGAAGATTGGGTACGCTTTTTCTGTTTTAAACGGATTTGATCAACCACGAAATAATTGTATTCGAGACTGCTGTAGCGGTCTTTACGCATTCCAGATTTTTCTTTTACTTTAATTTTTCCATTTACAACTTCATGTTCCAAATTTATTAATTCATCAATAAGAAATGATGTTTGATAATATGGAAGTCTTAAAATATTTTTGGTATTATCAGACAGCTTATTATAATTTTTAATCTGTTTTTTCCATTTGTCTTCCATATCAGATTCATTTATAAGAAGATTAATGTAGCCATTTTGCAGACCAGATCTTAAAGATAAACACATATCATTGTTTAATTGTGCATTTCCTTTAATTGCGTAAATGCATTTTGTAGCATCTTTATATTTACATCTTACCGCCAAGTCGTCATTATTAATAACTGTCATAACTTTATATGTAGTTGAATATTGTGGATCAAATCTATCTCCACCCATAATATAATCAAGAGTTCCTTGACCTACACCTGATGCATCTATGCCAAAATAATCACAATCATATTGATAAAAATATCTCATTGCTAACAATCCTAATTCTTCTGTCAATAAGCCTTCTTTTGAGTCTATAAAACTTACATTGCAAATTGGATTATTTGTATCAGAAAATATAGATTGTGAGAGTGTAAAGACAGCAGCATCATTATCATGCTTCCGAGAGGCAAGTAACGCAACGTCAAGAGATAAAATTCTTTTTTCATTAACCTGTTTTTTAGGAATTTGCATACCTGTTTCAATATAATATTCCAAAGGATGCAAACTTTCTTGTAATATTCTTCTATTATTTAATACATCAAAATTAAAAAGTGCATCTTCAGACGCTCCATAAAATATTGCTTCACGCTCCATTTTAAATGAAACATCAGAGAATGTGGATTCATTCATTTCATCCTCTATAATCTGCGGTAGTAGTAACTCTTCATAAATACTTAATTGATACGGAAGAGAACATATGAAGTAACTCAGTTTATCATTAAGAGAATTGGCGAAATATGATTTTACTTTTTCAAACATTTCGCTCGCTTTATACCAAGCCGATGACATATACAATTCCTTCGGCATAACTTTCAGATGTTTATATTTAGGATTATTTAAATATCCAGGACTTCTTGGTACATTCATTGGTCTTAAAACTGTATCTACAATTTTTTGTGAAACCATCCTCGATTCATCGCAAATTAGTATTGAGCAGCGAGTTCCACGAGTATTTTCGTTTGCTACTTTAACAATTATTTGAGAACCATTTTTAAACCATATTCCACAGTCATTTATACCCGTACTTATTTTTTCGATTTCCGAACATAATAGAGGTGATTTATGCATAAACCCATCTGTTATTTTTAGTACGATATCTTTGCCCTGTTTAAATGTATGACTGGTCGTCACGACAATCTCTCCTGGAAACAGAATACAACGGATACAAGCGAAGAGTGCAACCAGTGTTGTTTTTCCCTGAGATCTCGATGCAATATAATAAAATTTATTATAATGCATCATTGCCCATAATAATATTTTTTGGAAAGGTCTTAGATAATTATTATCAAAACCAAGATAATCAACACAGAATCTACTCGGATTAGCTCTATAATATGCTGCTCTCCAAGCCACTGTATTCATTATTTGTTCATGTTTACTTTGACGAACTTCTTTTTCTGTTAATTTTTTTTCTGTCATTTGGAATCGTCCCCAAATACAGTTTTATAAATGTCATCAGATTCATCGTCCTCAGTATAATCCATTTTTTTTACAGAATATTTTTGTAGTTCATCATCGTATTCTTTTGAATAACCATTATCGATACCAAGCGAACGAGCCAAACTTCCTTTAAACCAAGTTTTAATATACTTTCCAATATGATTAACGTCTGCAAATTCAGGATCTGGATC